TTGACACACGACCTATGACAGAACAGGAAGAACGTCAGTGGAATGAACTCTACAGAAAACAAGTAGAGGAAAGTCAAAGAAATGGGAAAGAGACTCTATGATTGAGATTATCACACTTGTTGCCGCTGTAAAGATTATCGAAATCTTCACTGGATGGGATGGGTTCATCTGTGTCAGTGGGTGTGCGTAAACTCTAGGGTTTTCCACGATTCGCAAGTGATTCGGCCAAAATCCCTTTTCCTCTAAAAAAAATCCAAAAATCCGACTCGTAAGTCTCTGATATTATTGAGAAAATAAATGTGTTTTTTTCTCTTGACTTTGTTATGAGAACATCGTATAGTATATGTATAGTCAAGAGAAAGAGAGATTAGATATGACGTTAATGAGTGTTACCAATGTTGAAATCTTGAAAGAGATTGTTGAGTGTGAAGTTGCTGACTTGTTTACTGACTTCATTGAGGGTGGACAGGGTATCGGAAGCAGTGACATTACTGCTTGTATGAATGCTTGTGTTCCTTATGTCAACGGACGGTTTGACATTGACTTGAATGTGTTGCGTGATTTAATTCACGATGCGATTTGTGATTTAGAAGAGGAGCTTGCCTAATGAACTACACTACTGTAAAAGTTCCAACCATTACTATGGAAGAGTTGACAAAACTTCAGAACGACTATCTGTACTTTGAAAAAATGTACAACAAGATTGAGAAAATGAAGAAGAAGACTCCAGGCAATGGTTTTGCAAAAATGAAATGCAAAGAACGGATGGATGCTTTAATGATGACGTTTGATGCAATTGACCAAGGGAAGGTTTTGATAAATGACTAATACAAATACAATCGTGAATACTCTATGTGACTTCATCGCTTATGTGGATTCGTTCTACAATGCTGAGACAGGTATCTATCCTATCAAGGGTATGACTAATCAAATGGTCATTAATGGTGTACAATCCTACATCACTCAAATCGGTCAGGCCGAATCACTTGAGTGGGGTGGGGGTGATTCGCTTGACCGTGAACGTGTTCGTGACATTATCCTCGCTGATAACGGACTTCAGTGGGGATAAGTCTTTGATTCTATTGAAGAAAAAAACTTCAAAAAAGATGAAAAAAAGACTTGACTTGTTATCAGAACATTGTTATAATGACTATAGAAACTGAGAGAGGAACTTAAATTATGGCTTATATTTCTACTGACGATGTAAAGAAAATTCGTAACGCACTCAAGACTGAGATGCCTGAGTACAAGTTTTCTGTTGTTCGTGACCACCATTCTAGTGTTACTATTTCAATCATGAAAGGCCCTGCCTTTGCAGAGTTTGAATACTTTGACCGTTATACTCATGAGTACAAGAAAGGTACTCTTGGTGATAACAACGGTTATGACCAGATTAACACTTACCACACTGGTGACTTCTACGGTAAAGAGAATGCCGCTATCTTTGACAAGATTGTTAAGATTGCAAAGACTGCTGGTGACAAGAAGTGGTATGACAATAGTGACATCATGACTGACTATTTTGACACTGCTTACTATGTTCACTTGAATGTTGGTAAGTTTGAAAAGCCTTATGAAGTTGTGGAGGCTGCGTAATGATAAAGTTTGTAGGTGTGTTTTTAATTCTTGCTGGTCTTATGGCAATCGCTGGTTCTGCTGGTGATTGCGATGGGAAATGCATGGAATATGCAAATAGTTTTGGAGAAATGGTGACTTATGCCTTTGGTGGGTTAGTCATGTTTCTTACAGGTAGTTACATTTTATATAAGGAGAATGATAATGGGTAAAGTGAAAGCATGGATTATGGACTTGGAAGAACAGTTCTATGACAAGGTAGACGAGAGTGACCTTTGTGTAGATTCTTTTGAAGAGTTCGTTGCAATCGCAAAAGAAAAAATTGGTGATGCAATGTCACCGAATGATATTCAGTATGTTGCCTCAAATGTCTGGAATGACTATTGGGGAAACTACATTTAAACAATGCATCCTTAGCTCAGCTGGATTAGAGCAACGGTCTTCTAAACCGTAGGTCACAGGTTCGAGTCCTGTAGGATGCGCCAATCAAGGGGGAACATTCGTTCCCCCTTTTCTGTATAAATATCTATATGGAAAACTTTACAGGCAGAGATGGATTCATTTGGTTTACTGGTGTTGTTGAAGATAGAGATGACCCAGAAAAATTAGGTCGAGTTCGTGTGCGGTGCGTTGGATACCACACAAATGATACAAACAAAATTCCAACCGCAGACCTTCCTTGGGCATGGGTAATGATGCCGACAACCACTTCTTCTATGGGTGGTCTAGGTGAAGGTATGCCGTTTATCGTTGAGGGTAGTTGGGTTATCGGTTTCTGGCGAGATGCATTGACCATGCAAGAACCAGTTGTTATCGGAACATTACCAGGCATCCCATCTGAAACACCAACAGTCGATACAGGTTTTAATGACCCTCGTAGTGAAAGTGCAGAACAGAGTGAAGGTGCGTATAAGTACAAACCAGACTATGGGCCTTATCCTCTAAGAACTTCGGACAGTGACGTATCCAGACTTGCAAAGAATGATGCAAACAATATTCACCCAGAGATTGCTGCAAGAGATGAAGCACAAACCAAGGAAGTTCCTGTCGCAAATGATACGGAAACAACTTGGAATGAACCACTGACCACGGATGAATCTACCAGAGGTAAAGAAGCATCTGGTCGCAATCCAGAAACAAAAGAAAGTAGAACCGCTCCTTACAAAAGACGCAACACAGAATATCCATACAATCGCACATACGAAACGGAGAGTGGACACATTGTTGAGTTTGATGATACACCCTTTGCGGAACGTATCTATGAGAAGCATCGTACAGGAACTTTCTATGAGGTGGATGCAGATGGAAACAAGGTCACTCGTATTGTAGGAAACAATTATCAGATTGTTGCTGGTGCGGAATATGTGAACGTCAAGGGTGACGTAAACCTTACAATAGATTCTAACTGCAAAACATACATCAAAGGTAATTGGGATATTCAAGTTGACGGTAACGTGAATGAGGTAATCAAAGGAACATTGACACAGGATGTTACAGGTGCGGTATCGGAAACTTACAAAGCAAATCAAACAACAAATATAACAGGAACACTAGACTTGGATGCTTCGTCTGAAGTAGACATTGATGCTGGTGTAATTAATCTAAACTAGGAAACACTATGCCCCCAGTAACAAGAGTAGGTCAAGATAGTCACATAGGTCACGCAAGTCCTACACCAAGTCCTTTTCACAGCACACCATACGCATCTGGTTCATCCAACGTATTAACAAATGGTTCTCCAACTGTACGCATTGGGGATACTACTGGTTGCGGTGACCCAGCAGTTGGTGGTTCTGGTACAGTGTTTGTAAATGGTATTGGTGTTCATAGACAAGGTGACGGAACAGGTGGACATGGAAGTTGGGTGCCGAATGCATCTGCGTCTGGTTCACCAAATGTAATAGCAGGCGGATAATGGCAAAACCAGATTACGAAACACTACTTGGTCAGATTGCTGCGGAGACAGACCCAACAGCAAAGGCTGCATTGGAAGCACAATGTTTTGTTTTTCTAGAACCATTGACTGAGGCAGAGAAAGAACTCTTTGCATATCTGGATAACGACTACTTACTATTTAATCCAGGCAGAGAGGCAAACAGTTTTAAGAGTTATGTGGGAACTTACTTTAGTGATACAGGAGAAACGACATGACACTAACTAAGAGGTCATCAAAAGGTTCTGCACTTTCCTATGATGAGATGGATGGGAACTTTACGCACTTAGGTGGTACTGGAACTTATCACAATGACGGTATTCGTATTGGGCCGCCTGGCACTGTTTTAGAAATGCTCACTGGTCATGCAGACGGAAGAACTCTTGTTGGACATTCTGGTAGTTACACATTACAGAATGTAACAACATTTCAAAACTTAACTAGTACTCACACAAGTATTGGTCTTGATATTGATTACATTCCACCAACAGGAACAAAGACAGTATTGTATGAAGCACAGTTTCAATTTCGTGGAATAGATGCAGACCCTCTTTTACACTTTCAAGCAATTTGGGATGGAAATATTTTAGAACCAAGTAAGTCAACACACAGAGTTAATGCTGCAAATGATATTCAAAAGAGATATCATTTGAGTGTTGCAATAGAATTAAACTCATCTAATGTAAGTGTGACTAATGCAAGAATTGGTGCATGGACAACTGCAAAAACTTTATCATGGACAGCAAGAGAATACAGTAGTAGTTTTGAGGGTAGATTACACGAAACTAATCATTGGGATGGAACTGGAACTAACCAGTTTGTTTGTCCAATGTTAAAGGTCACTGCGATTGCATAAACATACTAAATAATACAAAAGAGAGAAACGATGGCAGTACAATCCGCATACAGAGATGCAGAAAGAGTAAACGATTCAAATCGTGATACACAAATATATAAAGATTTGAATCTTAACTTCACTAAGCATCCAATCAGAAAAGATATAACACCACTCACTGGTGCAGCTGCTGTAAAGAGAAGTGTACGAAACTTAGTTCAGTACGGTCACTTTGAAAAACCTTTTCATCCAGAGATTGGTTCTGGTATTCGTGATTTACTTTTTGAAAATATGACTCCATTCACTGCGAATATTCTTTCAAGAAAAATAGAGGATGTCATAAACAACTTTGAACCAAGAGCATTACTTGCTGGTGTTGAGGTGATACCAAGAATGGATACAAACGAATATCAAGTGACAGTTGAGTTTTATATAAACAATGCTCCTTCTGAACTTCAAGACTTATCGTTTACACTAGAGAGAATTAGATAAGATGGCAACCACAGACAAAAGACTTACCGTAACAGATTTAGACTTTGATGATATCAAAACAAATCTAAAAACATTCATGCGTAATCAAGATGCATTTACAGATTATGACTTTGAAGGTTCTGGTATTAATGCACTAATGGATTTACTTGCGTATAATACACACTACCTTGCAATGAATGTCAATATGGCTGCAAACGAAATGTTTTTAGATACCGCATCTGTTCGTGCGTCAGTTGTTTCTCATGCAAAGACTTTAGGGTACACACCAAACTCTGCAAGAGCTCCCATTGGTACGATTAATATAACACTTAATAATGTCGGCAGTCTTGTTACTGCAACAATTCCGGCAGAGACAGTTTTCACTGCAACTGTTGATGATGTGTCTTATCAGTTTGTTACTGTCGCAGAGTATACATCACCAATTACAAATGGTGTCCTTTCTTTTTCTAATATTCCAATTTATGAGGGAACATACACAAGAAACAGATATACGGTTGACACAAAGAATGTTGACCAGAAGTTTAAACTTACGAGTGACCGAGCGGATACAACAACTCTAAAAGTTCAAGTTTTTGATTCTGCTGAATCGTCTAATTTTAAAACATACACTCTTGCAACGGATATAACACAAGTAGGTTCGACTTCAGAAGTTTACTTCTTGCAAGAATGTGGTGATGGTAGATTTGAAGTTTACTTTGGTGATGGTATTGTAGGTCGTGCAGTGTCAGACAATAACGTGGTTGTTCTCTCTTATGTCGTTACAAATAAAACAAAAGCAAATGGTGCAACCAACTTTAGAACAACTGCAACAATTTCTGGTATTACTGATATTACTGTTGCAACCGTAGATGCTGCATCTGGTGGTGCAGAGAGAGAATCAATTCAGTCTATCAAACTAAATGCACCTCTCGACTTTGCTGCACAAGGTCGTGCGGTTACACCAGAAGATTATAAAGCAATCGTGCCCAAGGTTTATCCAAATGCAAAATCTGTACAGGTGTGGGGTGGAGAAGATAACTCAATTGCTGTTTATGGTCGCACATATATTTCAATTGTTCCTACCGCTGGGTCAATCACCGCATCTGCAAAAGAAACTATTGTGAATGACTTGAAGAACACTTACACTATTGCATCTGTTACACCTGTTATTGTAGACCCAATTACTACATTTATTCGTCTTGGAGTTAACTTCAAGTACAACAAGAAAAGCACAACAAAGACTTCAGAAACT